GTGAAGAAGATAAATACCTTAGTGGAAAGTACATTATCACAAAACTTAGACATAAGATGCTTGACGGTACTGACTCATTCACAACTTTGTTAGAATGTGCTAAAGATACGGGCACAAGACTTTAAATAAATAGGAGTACATAATATGCCATTACCAGGATCACACCGAGAAAAGACTTTCCTATCAGAAGTCGTTGAACCTTCCGCGCCAGTGTTTCTTCAGGAAATAAAAGAGCCAAGTCACGACCACGACCATAATGTACTGGTAGAGAAAGCTCCCAAAAAGAAAAAGAAATCTCGCGCTAAAAAATAAGCTATAATCTCAGGGCAATACATGAGGCAATATATAGGAAGAGATGACTTCACTTGGTTTATTGGAGTTGTTGAAGATAGAAACGATCCTGCCCAGCTCGGGCGGGTGCGAGTTCGCACGTTTGGTTACCACACAGACAACAAAGATCAAATCCCTACAGAATCTCTACCTTGGGCAACTCCACTCAATAGCGTCGACTCAGCTTCCATAAGTGGGGTTGGAACTTCGCCGACTGGTATGGTTGAGGGAACATGGGTTATCGGGTTCTTTATAGATGGTGATAGGGCACAAGAACCTGCCATCATAGGAACTTTAGCTGGCGCCCCTAAATCTCTGTCGGATACTGCTCTCGGCTTCAACGATCCAAACGGCGTCTATCCAAAGTACATCGATAAATCAGATGTGAATGAATTGGCTCGTGGAGACTATGTTCCTCCAGTAGAAGACGGAGGTAAGATCAACGCCCCGAACACTCCCTATGCCGCTAAGTATCCATACAACCATGTCAGGGCAACAGAGTCTGGCCACTACACCGAATTCGATGACACCCCCAACGCGGAAAGAATCAAAGAATTCCACAAAAGTGGCACTCAATATGAAGTCCACCCAGATGGGACAAAAGTAACCAGAGTTGTTAAAGACAATTACTCAATTGTTGCTGGTGATGATAAAATTCACATCAAGGGAAATGTCACTATATATGTGGACGGCGATGCAAACATCACTACCGCAGGAACAACTACAGTGGATACACCGACTACAAATTGGACTGGTAATATAAACTTGACCGGCGACTTGAGCATAACTGGAAAATCGACCGCATCAGTTGACCATATCTCCGCAGGAATATCCGGAAAGGGTCATACACACAAAGATACTCCAGGACTCGGCGCTGGTACTACCAGCAAGCCGCAATAGGTGATTATGAATGTCTAAGTTTCTTGACGAATCGGAGTTTACGCTTAAAATTGGTGGCATGGAAATTGCCGCCGATACTTCCTCCGGAGCATTGGAAGGTAAGTTGGTTTTCGGCAATTGGGTAATTGTCAACGAATCTGATGAGTTAGTATTCAAGCTAAATAACATTGAAAAGGTGAGGCTCAACACATCCGGTATCTCAGGAGTTTCTGCCAATTCAGGACCATCTTCTGTCTATAGAACATTCACATATATATCAGAAAATAATGCTACATCTTTTTCAGGCGAAGACAACTTTGGTACGGTTTTGAGTTACACGGTTGGGTCTACTGCAACGTATTTGAATGGGATTCGTTTGGTGGCTAATACAGACTTCAATGCTACGACTGGGAATACTGTGGTGTTCACTGAGCAAACAAGTAATGGTGACATAATAACAGTTGAAACATTCTAAACAACTCGTATAAATAGATAGCAAGTATGATTGAACACTTATTATACTTTAAGGGCGACATAGTCTATTATACTACATTATTGGAAAAAGTAAAGGTTTATTTATGAATAATCACGATAATTTAACAAATTTATTTGAAACATACACCAGAGAGAACACAAAGTTCGAATCTGGTAATGCTGCCGCCGGAACAAGAGCAAGAAAGGCTTTGGCTGAAATAAGCAAGCTCTGTAAAGACAGACGCAAAGATATACAAGATTCTAAAAACGCATAAAACGAAGTAGAGGATTATGGCCGGAAAGACAAAAAAGAAAGAGATCTTTAGTGACTTGGATTTGGGGTTCTTTGCCCACCCAATCACACGTGTTGTGACGCGCAAGACAAACAGGGAATCTGTTCGCCAGTCCGTCAAGTCTTTAATCCTAACAGACTACTATGAGAGACCATTTAAATCAAATATTGGATGTAGCATTCGGTACTATTTATTTGAGCTTTTTTCTCCAGCAGTCAAGCAGCAAATGGAACGAGCTATCCGAGAGGTCATCTCTAACTATGAACCTAGAGCGGATGTTATAGCGGTGATGGTCGAAGAAAGGACTGACGAGCACGCTCTCGTAATTTCCGTAGCATTTATGATAATAAACGATCCCGACCCAGTCGTCCTAGACGTCATACTAGAAAGAGTCAGATAATGTCAGCAAATACATACCTACAAGTGTCCGAGTTGGATTTCGAAGAAATACGCGGAAATCTAAAGACATATTTGAGCAGCCAAGAACAATTTAAAGACTATGGGTTTGAGGGTTCGACCATGTCTGTTCTTCTTGACGTCCTGGCATATAATACGCACTACAATGCATATTATCTGAACATGGTCGGAAATGAGATGTTCTTAGACACGGCGCAGCAAAGAGACTCTGTCGTTTCCCGAGCTAAGGAGTTGGGTTATGTTCCGGTTTCGTCCATAGGGGCAACGGCAGAAGTGGTGTTGTCTATTAATGGCATAGACCCGACTGCAACTCAAATCACTGTGCCTAAGAATAGCAAATTCACCACAACTGTTGATGATATAACGTACACATATGTCACCCCCTCTGCTGAAAAGATTGCTGCATCTTCTCCTGGTGTATTTACTTCCACAATTTCAATTAGAGAAGGCGAGCCACTGTCACACGCTTGGACTGCCAGCGCATCAAACCCCGTTCGATATATATTGCCGAATGAGGGAGTGGACACTACAAGTATTGTGGTCAATGTACAAGAGTCTTCTAGTGATAGCACAACGACTGAGTTCAGCCGCGCATCTAATATAACTCAAGTGTTTTCAACAACGCCAATATTCTTTGTTGAGGAAACTGCAGATAAGAAGTATGAGGTTATATTTGGTTCCGGTTCTTTAGGTAAGTCGTTAAAGGCTGGCAATATTGTCAAGGTAGATTACCTTGTGAATAGTGGCGAAGCGACTAATGGTGCGGATACATTCAGCGTTGATAGCTTGGATGTTGGATATAGCTATTCTTCTGCTGTGATCAGTTCTGTTCCATCACCATCTCTTGGTGGGCGACCCCAAGAAACAATAGAATCAATCAAGTTTCAAGCTCCAAGAAATTACCAAACGCAAAACCGTGCAATAATCGCAACTGATTATGAGAGAATCATTCTTTCAGAGAATCCTGACTTGGAATCAATTATTGCATTTGGTGGCGAGCAAGCCACCCCTGCTGTGTTCGGAAAGGTCTTTATAGCGGTTAAACCGTTTGGCGAAAAGTTTGCCACGACGAACAGAAAGCAAATGATCAAATCTTCTATCTCTGATAGGACGCCTCTGGCGGTCGATCCGGTTATTATTGATGCTGACTACACTTACATCATACCAACCCTGACATCATACTACAATAAGACAAGGTCTTCTTTGAACGACAATGCTGTCGAATCTAATGTCAGAAACGCAATATCAGTATTTTCCGAATCTAATCTGGGAAGGTTTGGAAATAAGTTGAGATTTTCCAGATTTCTTCGTACTCTAGACGACACTTCTGGCGGGAATATTTTAAATACAGACGCTTCAATAAAGCTGCAAAAAAGAATTGTTCCTAATGTGAACATCGCCGAACTTGTGCGAGTTGAATTCAATAACGAGATTAGACCCGCTACTGTTATTTCTTCGCAATTCACATACTCTGGATTCTCCGCATTCTTTGGCGACGATGGCCTCGGCAAGATGGACATATTCCGATATAACGATCAAAAGCAGCGCGTGAATATTGTCACTGCCGCTGGCATCGTTGACTACACTTCCGGCGCTATCACTATTGAGAACTTTTTGCCATCAGCATATTCTGATCTGGAGCTGTTGGTCACCGCATCCCCTAAGAATTTGGATGTCATTCCCGTGCGCGAGCAGATCTTACTCATGGATTCAGCCGATGCTATTATCAACATCGTCGGTGAGCAGACTTAATGATAAAATCAAAACTATCCGCGATTGTAAAGAATCAGTTTCCAGCATTCTATAAAGAAGATGGCGAGAACTTTCTTGCTTTTATTGAGGCATATTACGAGTACCTCGAGCAAAACGGAAAGCTTACCGACGCCATTCAAAATCTTGAAGATAGTCGCGACATAAGCACAACAATGGACGAG